GCGTGTAGGGCCCTTAACGTCTTGAAATAGAGCAATTGCCTCTTGCCGGAGGGTAGTATCCACCCCGCCGTGATACTCTACTGTAGAGGCTTCTCCGTAAGCTTTTTTTAGAGCTTCGACTATTTTTCTGATGTCTTCTCTATATGTAGCCCAAATAATTACCTTGCCATCAGTTTCTTCTACAACATTCATAAGTTCATTTAATCTGTTGCTAGGTACCTGTCTAACAGTGCCGTCGTCAGCTTTAAAAGTGCCACAAGTGATCTGATGTAGTCGCATCATTTGTGTTAATGCATTTGCCGAGCTCATAACCTTACCTTCGATCATAGCAATCGCTGCTGACTTCATAGTAGCGTAAAGTTTTTTCTGTTCATCAGTTAGTTCTACATTTCTAGTAACAAATACTTTCTCTGGTAAATCTAAACAATCTTCTTTTAAAACTCTATAAGAAAAACTTTCTAATTTCTTAGCTAGTTCATCTAATCTTCTATAGCTACCTACAATTTGTACGCGGCGGCCACCAAAATTTCTGTCTAACATATGTGCATACCGGCTACGATAAGCATAGTAAGAGTCATAGCCTAAATGATAAGGGTCCAGGAATTTACATTGACTGAATAAGTCAAGGGGTGATTTCGTTACGGGTGAGCCAGTTAAGATTCTTCGATACGACGCTAGATTCCCTATTTTTAAAATACTTTTTGTGCGTTTAGCTGTCGGATTCTTGATTGTCGTTGATTCGTCAATTCCTAAAAGGGCTTTCCCTAAGAATATGTTAAGGAAACTATGCGCAAAGTCCAGACCTTTCTTTGTAGAAAATGCTTCTACGTTTATAATCAGTATCTTAAGGTCAGTTCCACCATCAAATAATGTATCAAGTTCTAGTTGTTTTTTTTTACTATTAGTTGGTTCCCATAATACTTTAGTGTGTTCTACATGGTCCGGCAAGTGCACTGGAATTTCTATATCAAACCAGTTTTTGTACACACCTTTAGGAGCCACGATTACTGCAGCTTTAATAGCACCTCGGTCATACAGCATAGCGATGTTATCAACAAGGACCTTGGACTTACCAGTACCCATTTCCATAAACAAAGCATAAGTTTTTTGAGCCCAGGACTTCTCTAAGGCTACCAATTGATGGTCGTATGGCTTAGTTTTAAACTTGTAATGTTTTATCATAAATTATCTTATATTCTTTCTTGACATATATATAATGATACTTATATTAAAAGTCAACTATAAAAATAGGAGAAAGAAAATGGAAGATAAACAAATCATTAATGTATTAGTTAACAAAATACAAAAATTAAATCAGGAAATTTTACAACAGGAACTTAATGTTGCTGGTAAAGAAATAGAGTTAGCAGCGGCTAATGAAAAAATAGATGCGTATGTAAGCAATATTACAAATGGGAAAGATAATGTCTACCCAGAAGAAGAACCAACAAACTAATCACTAGAAGGGTGGGAAGATGAAGAATAAAATATTCGAACTTTATAAACCAAAAAGTTTACAAGATTTTTTAGCGTTTCAAAAAGAGAACCCTAAAGAAACTTTTGTTTACGTACTACAGCACCCTCCTCAAAATATAAATATTTTGGGAGCGTCTGAGTTTGGTTATTTGGTAATTTGTTTACCACCTTTGTCACAAATAATATTTAGTTCTGGACCATTTATATTTAAAATGCAAAAGAACTTACGTGACTTTACATCTAAGGATTTTATTTTATGTACAGGTGACCCAGCTATTATCGGTTTATCAACAGCTATTGTCAGTGATCAAACTCAAGGACAATTTAATCTTTTGAAGTGGGACAAAAGAGAGAGAACTTACTACCCACTAACAATAGACTTATATCAGAAAGCAGAATAAAAATGAGTAATATAACATTAGAAGACTTAGAAGGTGATCAACAACAGTTGATTGAGAAGACAGACATACAAACATTAGCTACTTTTTGTCAAGAGTTACAAGGTATAGAGAACGATATAGATTCTTTAGAACAACAACTCAAAGCAAAAAAAGCAGCAGCAGACAAAATTTCTTCAGAGGTAATACCTAATTTGCTCGCAGAGCAAGGGTTAGTATCTTTGAAATTAGCTGACGGTTCAGGTGTAGAGGTTAAGAAAACCTATAGCTGTACTGTAAAAAAAGACTCAGTCGAATCAGCTTATAACTGGCTTCGTGAAAACGAACTTGGCGATCTTATTAAAAATGAGGTAGCCGTACAGTTCGGGAAGGGCGAAGATAACAAGGCAGAACAATTGTTAGGCCTTGCAGTGCAAGAGGGTTTTGAACCCTCGCAGAAGCAGAAGGTAGAACCTATGACTTTGAAAGCACTCTACCGGGAGCGTATTGAGTCCGGACTCGATATGCCCTCGGAATTCTTTCACACTTTTGTGAAAGATCAAACAAAAATAAGCCGGAAATCATGAACCAAGGAGAATAAAAAATGACTCAAGAAAAACAAGTAACTAAAAAAGAAAACTCAAGTATAGCTCTAGCAGGTATGTTTGAGGCAGATGCCAATGTAGGTATGGACAATATGTCAAGTGATGACTTTGCATTACCATTCCTAAGAATATTGGCACAACTATCCCCGGAAGTTAACAAACGGGATGCCAAATATGTTGAAGGCGCAGAAGCAGGTATGATATTTAATACCGTGACTAAAGTGGCATATGATGGTGAGAAGGGACTTAATGTAATACCGTGCCATTATAAGCGCGAGTACATTGAGTGGAGTGATAGAGGTGAAGGCTCTAGTGCTCCTGTTGCTATTCATTCAGTTGATAGTGGCATTATGACGGAAACAACTAGAAGCAGTGGTGATTATAAGGATAGGTTACCTAATGGTAACTATCTAGAAACCACAGCATCTTATTATGTTGTTACAGAAGATGTGCAAACGGCGTTGATCTCTATGAAATCTACACAATTAAAAGTTAGTAGATCATGGAACTCAATGATGAACAGTATCAAGCTTCAAGGCAAGAATGGTATGTTCACACCGGCTGCATATAGTCACGTGTATAACCTTAAAACAGTTCAACAATCAAATGACAAGGGAACTTGGTATGGTTGGGCTATTAATAAGGTGGGTCCAGTACAAGATAAAGATCTGTACGGGGCTGCTAAGAAGTTTGCTGAATCGTGTGCTAAAGGTACCGTGAAAGTAAAACATGGTGAAAGTGATACTAAGTCTAAAGACGACGTACCATTTTAATCATTACAACTGGTACCGAGCTATCCCCCCAGCTCGGTACCGAAGAGGGAGGATATCACATGACGACAGACAGAACAAGTTATCAGAAACAGTATTACCGCAAGCAAGTAATTAATAGTTTACGTAATACTATAAAAAATTTACGTGATAATAAGAAAAATTTTATGGACAGTCCCGAAGGGATTGAATATAAAAAAAGATTAATGAAAGAGTCTGGCTATCAGGCTGAATATAGAGAGAAGAATAAAGAAAAAATTAGAAAGTATCAGAAAGAGTATCATATAGAGTATGCAAAATTTTAGAAAGATTTTTGAAGGCAACAACAGTGCTTATGGCCAGTTAATTTTAACTGGTGAGACAACCGAAAAAGGTAAAGCCATAGGTAAGGCGTTTATTAAACGTGAATCAATACCAGATCAGCTATGGCAAGACCATTTAGATGGTAAGGACCCAGCACTTGGCGTTATACCCATAAACGAAAACAATGAGTGTCGTTGGGGGTGTGTTGATGTAGATGAATATAAATTAGACCACAAAAAACTAGCGGCCTCTATTAAGTCCCATAAATTCCCACTGGTAATGTTTAGATCAAAATCTGGTGGTGCACACTTATTTTTATTTACTTCTGAGTTTATTAGTGCAGCTTTAATGCAAGCAAAATTAAAAGTTATGTCAGGGGCATTGGGTTTTGAAGGATCAGAAATATTTCCAAAACAAACTGAGATATTAGCAGAACGTGGTGATACCGGAAACTTTTTAAACTTACCTTATCATGGTGGTATAAGAGGATTGCGTTATGCTATGGATGCAGAAGGCAAGGCTATTTCTTTAGAAGATTTTTGTAATACTTTTGATAAGTTAGCTTTAACAGAAGCACAGGTACATGAAATAGTTGTAACTAAAGAAGTTATAAAAAAGGTTGAAGCATTTAAAGATGGTCCACCTTGTTTAAATAAATTAGCGGCTGAAGGTTTTGGTGATGGTTCAAGAAATAATGGTTTATTTAATGTAGCTATATTTAGAAAGCAAGCTGATCCAGATACTTGGGAAGATAAAGTTATGGAAGACAATCAAAAGTATATGGATCCACCATTAAGTTTTCAAGAAGTAAAACAATTAATGGGTTCTATTGGTAAACGTGGTTACGATAAATACAGGTGTAAAGACCAGCCTATTTGTGGTGTATGCAATCCAGCTTTGTGTAGAACTAAAAAGTTTGGGGTTGGTTTTGAAGAAGAACAAATGCCAGAGCTAGAAACATTATCTAAAATGAACTCTAATCCACCACAATGGTTTTTAAACGTAGGTGGTAAACGAATAGAATTAAAAACTGAACAACTACACAATCCGAATTTATTTGCGATAGCAGTATTAGATCAAGCAAATGTTATCTCACCTATACCAAAAGCCAAAGATTGGCGTGAGATTTATTTAAAACCATTGATGTTAGGTTTACAGGAAACAGAACCATTAGAATCATTGAATCCTAAATTTCAAATTGAGAATCTATTGTATGACTACACTGTACACAGAGCTAAGGCTAGAACTAAAGATGACATACTTAATAAGACGGCTTGGACTGATGAAGGTTTTTCTTATTTTAGAATGGAAGACTTTTATGCATTTGCAAAACGTAATAATTGGGAGATGGATAAGACTAAAACTTATAATTTAATTACACAATTGAAAGAAATTTTTGTTGGTGAGATTAGAATGGAATTAAAAAACCAAACTCCACGAGTAGTTAAAATAAATTCTATGAAAGAAACTATGGCTGAAGTTAGTCAGGTACCTTATCAGGAGTCACCTTTTTAATGAAAACAATTATCTTAGGTCCACCAGGTACCGGTAAAACTACTACACTACTAAATTTAGTAGATCAGTTTATGAAGGCCGGGGTTGATCCAAAGCGTATTGGTTATTTTTCTTTTACTCGAAAAGCTGCACACGAAGCGGCTAGTCGGGCTGCAGAGAAATTTAATTTAGATGCAAAAGAAGATTTAATTTATTTTAGAACCCTACACTCACTAGCATTTAGATTGCTCGGTATAAAAAAAGAGCGTGTCATGAAGACGGAAGACTATAGAGAGTTTGGTTTGAAAGTTGGTATACCTATTAAGATGTCGTTTCACTCTGACAATGATGGGGTGTTTAATTCTGACAATGAATATTTACGATTGATTAATAAAGCTAGAGTAATGGAACGGGATTTAATGGATGTGTATGATGATAATAAACACACCTTAGATGTTGAACGTGACACATTATTTCTATTAAACCAAGAACTTACCCGTTTTAAAGAAGAGAAAGGTATGATTGATTATGACGATATGTTGGAGAACTTTACAACACAAGATGTCAGCCCAAGTTTTGATGTCTTGTTTATCGACGAAGCACAAGATTTATCTCCATTGCAATGGCGCATGGTTAGAAGTATGTGGGCCAAGTCCGACAAAACTTACATTGCTGGAGATGATGATCAAGCAATCTTTAAGTGGGCCGGCGCCGATGTTGATCATTTCATTGCCCTCCGCAATGATGTTGACGACGTTAGAGTTTTAGATCAATCGTATCGAATTCCAGGTGGACCTATACATGAACTATCACAAAAGATTATTGCTCAAGTAGAGAATCGCTATGATAAAGAATACAAACCACGGGATGAAATAGGTAGGTTACACAGGTATGCAGATATTGCACAAGTAGATATGTCATCTGGTGAATGGTTAGTGCTAACCCAAGCCCATCATTTTTTAGATCAGATAAATGAATTGTGTTATCAACAAGGTTGGTATTTTTCTTACAAAGGTAAACCTTCCGTTAATAAAAACTTATTAGCTGCCATACATGGTTGGGAACAATTGCGTAAAGGTGAAGATTTAGGGGCAATACAGTTAAAAAATATTTATTATTACTTAGGTGAAAATGTTACTAAAGGTTATCGCACCGCAAAAACATTAGATGCGGATTTAAAATATAACCTAGAGACATGCATATCGGCTCACGGTTTACAAACTGACAAGCCATGGCATGATTCGTTTGCTGGTTTAAATACTCGTATGGAAATGTACATTAGAAATATGCTAGCACAGAAAGAAAATATTTTTAGAGAACCAAGAATTATATTATCAACCATACATGGCGCCAAAGGAGGCGAAGCTGACAATGTTTTATTATTTCCTGACATTACTAAATCTGCTCTTGATCACAGTGATCGCGATGCAGATGAACTGCACCGGTTGTTTTATGTAGCAGTCACTCGTGCCAAGAAAGCATTGTACATTATAGAACCAAAAAATTATGAAAGGGCCTATCTATTATGAATTATAGAACAAAACAAAAAAATTTAACAGAAGATGAAAGTAAAGAGATTAGAAAACTATATGTTGCTGGTATGAGGGCAGTTGATATTGCAAGAAAATTAAATATACGAAAAGACAGAATTTATTACCATACTTGGTCAAAAGAAAAAAGAAAATGTTGGTTAGATAACCAAAAAAAAAGAAAAAGAAAAAGAACTTATTCTGTGATACGAGATAAAAATTTAATTTATTTAAACACCGAAAAAGGTTTTATGCTTTCTAAATACCACGATGTACGTAATAGTTGGAGGGGAAAACAAGAAAGACCAATCAATGCAGATAAAAAAATTGAATTAATAGGTCAGGAAGAATTTTTAGAGTTGTGGACACAACATAAAGCTAAACAAGGTATAACTTGTGGTTACACTGGTGAGCCTCTTATTATGCAAAGAAAGAAACCACGTAAAGATGGTGTTAGACATAAAGTTCCTAAAAACCAATTGTCAGTAGATTGTTTAGACCCTGAGATAGGTTACACTAAAGAAAACATTGTGTTTTGTAGTTGGGCATTTAACGATAGAAAAAATGCAGTGAAAATAAAGGACTGTTATTTAATAATTAAAATGCATGAAGAGAGAAATAAAAATGAAAAATAAATTTGGAATACCAGAGTTTACTA